ATGCCTCTGACCGACGCTGCTATCCGTCGCGCCAAGCCTGCTGCCAAGCCCCAGAAGCTGGCAGACGGCGGCGGCCTGTTCCTTTTCATCACCGTGGCCGGCGCCAAGAGCTGGCGCTGGAAGTACCGCGTCGCCGGAAAGGAGAAGCTGCTGACCCTCGGCCTCTACCCCGACGTGACGCTGGCCAAGGCCCGCGAAGCCCGGGAGGATGCGCGCCGTCTCCTTGCCAGCGGCGTGGACCCCAGCGAGCAGCGCAAGGCCACGACCGCCGCGCGCACCACCGCCGACGGCGAAGCCTTCGAGGTCGTCGCCCGGGAATGGCTGGCCAGCCGCCCGTGGGTGCCCAACTACCGGAAGAAGGTCGCCGCCTGGTTCGAGAAGGACGTCTTCCCCTTCATCGGAAGCCGCCGGGCTGTGGAGTTGAAGGCATCGGACTTCCTGCAGGTGGCCAGGCGCATGGAGGCGCGGGACGCCTTCGAGTCGGCCCATCGCGTGATGCAGAACTGCGGGCAGGTGATGCGGTACGCCGTGGCCACCGACCGCGCCGAGCGCAACCCTGTGGCGGACCTGCGCGGTGCGCTGGTGCCGGCGCCGGAGAAGAACCACGCCGCGATCGTGGATCCGGTGCAGCTGGGCGGCCTGCTGCGGGCCCTGCATGCCTATCACGGCACGCCGGTGGTCCAGGCAGCGCTGAAGCTGGCGCCGCTGGTGTTCGTCCGACCGGGGGAGCTGCGCCACGCGGAATGGGGGGAGATGGACCTGGACGCCGGGCTGTGGAGCATCCCAGCTGGTCGCATGAAGATGCGGCAGGCGCACATCGTGCCACTGGCACGGCAAGCGCTGGAGGTTCTGCGGGATCTGAAGGACGTGACCGGACACGGCACGTATGTCTTCGCCGGCGGCCGGACAGATGCACGCCCGATGTCAGAGGCCGCGGTGCTGGCCGCCCTGCGCGTGATGGGGTTCGACAAGGACACGGTCACCGGTCACGGCTTCCGCGCCACCGCGCGCACGCTGCTGGATGAGGTGCTGGGCTTCCGTCCGGACATCATCGAGCACCAGCTTGCGCACGGGGTGAAGGACCCCAACGGCAGGGCCTACAACCGGACCACGCACCTGGTGGAGCGGACCCGGATGATGCAGGAATGGGCCGACTACCTGGACCGGCTGCGCGTAGGCAACGTCGTGCCGCTGCGGCCCGGTCAGGCGGCTTGATCGTCGAGGGATGGATCGAGGCGGCGCGCGATCGATTCGAATCGGGCGGCCTCGGTGCGGAGGCGGTCGGCAGCGCGGCGGCGGCGTGCCCTGTCCTCCCAGCTGCCGGTGCGGTCACGGTCCAGCTCGGTGGCTTGCTGCCATAGGCCGGCAGCCCTGGTGCGCGCCCAGCGCGCCTTTCCGATGTTGGCTTTCGTCATGGTTGCCATGGTGCCCTGTGCGCGTCGCAGAGGCCGATACGCAGGCAACGGCAGCTGACTGCCTCAGTCCTGCCCCAGCACGTCTTGCGGGTCCAGCTGCCTGCCCCTGCCCCGCAGGACGACGTGGTCCTGTATCCACTGCAGCTTCTTCGCCACCTTCCGCCGCAGCAGCTGCTCGTGGCGCAGCGCCCATAGCTCGCACCCGCGTCGGCCGGCATCGAACGAGCTGCACGGCCGGAGCAGCAGCGGGGCATGCAACCCATCCTCGGGGCTCAGCCTGGCCAGCCAGGACCCGTCCACCCTCTGCTGCATCGAGGCCACCTGCACGCCATGCAGGAATAATCCCGTCGGGAGCGTGTCCAAGTGGCAGCGGGGCTTCCAGCAGAAGCCATCGGGCATTGGAGTCAGGGTCTGGGTGTCGGCGTCCATGGGGCGGGAGCATAGGCCTGCGCAGTCTCACGGCCCGATACATAGGTTAAGCGTTCACCCGGGGTGAGGCGTCTCCGTAGGCTCCTGGCCGAGGTAAGGGACCACGATGCGGGTCAGATCCTCCAACCCGTAGCGCTCGTCGCCGGTCGGCGCGGCCTGCCGCACAACGAAGCTGGACCAGTCCTTGCCAACCGCGCCGCGCAACTCAGCGGGCTCTGACGGCAGCATGCGCATTGCCCAGTAGGGGAAGTGCCGGCGCCCGGTCCGCGCCCGGCCAAGCTCCACCATTCCAGTGTGGCTCCGGGAGTTCTGCACCCTGCTGTAGACCACCGCGATGCCGTCCTGCGGCCCTTCCAGGTACTGGAGGAAACGAGCGCCGTCGAACAGCAGCAACCCGGTCACGCCAGCTTGCTTGTTGAACTCGGCTGCCTTTCGGGTCAGGTCCTCCACTGCATCCAGGCCGAACCCGGGCACCGCCTCGCTTGTGTAGGCGATTGCTTGAATCGGCATTTCCGTGACCCCTGTTGCTTTCCCTGGATACCCCCGCGCAGCAGCATACCCCACGCGCGGCCATCACGCGGCGCGCCTTATGGTCGGGCCATGTGCGGCCGATTCGTCCAGACCCCGATCTTCAAGCCTGACCAGCTCGGCCTGCCCGACCTGGCCCAGGACCTGCTCGAGCTGCCGCCCAGCTACAACCTGGCGCCGACTCAGCGCGCGTCGGTCATCCTCGACCGCGGCACTGGCCGACAGGTCACCCGAATGGCGTGGGGCCTCCTTCCCTTCTGGGCCAAGGCCAAGGGCCTGCAGGGTTCGACCATCAACGCCCGCATCGAGACTGTGGCCACAAAGCCGGCGTTCCGGACTGCCTTCAAGAAGCGCCGCTGCGTTGTGCCGATGGCCGGCTACTACGAATGGTCCGTCAGCCCCGAGGACGGGAAGAAGGATCCCTGGTTCATCCACGCGGCCGGGCCGCTGCTGGCGGCCGGCCTGTGGGAGGACACCAGTCCGCTCCTGGCCGAGGGCAACCTGGGCACCTTCACCATAATCACAGGCGACAGCAGCGGCGTGTCAGCGGACATCCACGACCGCATGCCGGTGTGGCTGCAGCCTGATCAGGTGGACGAGTGGATGGCCGCCGAGCCCGACGAGGCTATGGCCATGCTGCTGGCCAGCGATCCTCCGGTGATGGAGGCCTACCGCGTCAGCCGCGCAGTGAACACACCTCGGAACAACCGCGAGGACCTGCTCTCGCCGATCGAGTGAGGCAATAGATGCCTGTGCTTTCCCTGCTCCTGTGACGCCAGCGGCCTAGGTGAATGCTGGCGTGTAGCCCGCCACCGGTCCGGTGACGTTGGTGACGAAGTCCATACCGGTGTTTGCATGGCCGAACACATGGACCTGGGCACGGTTCATCGTGGTATCCGGAGACACCCACTCGTTCGTGGCATACAGCACCGGGCCATCGAACGTGTTGCCTACCAGCCTGCACCAATCACCAGCGCCTGGTCGGATCGGCTTGATCGCCAGAGAGGCGTTCCCTGGGGTAGTCGACCTGAAAGAGCAGCCTTCTGCGTCGACCACCGTCGCATCTACATAGGTAGCCCCCACCGGCATGCCAAATCCGGGCGTGTGATAGCTGAAGCCACCACCGGGACCTTCGAAATGCGAGCCCCGCAGGATGTATCGCTCACCCGGGGAGTTCCCTGAACCTACCGCGTACTGAGACCCAGCCGCCCAGTCGTTGTTTGCTGCACTGGCATTACCGCGGTGCCGGATGATGCAGTTGTAGATTCCAAATTCATTCCCCGGGCGCTGCCCATCCGACTCAGCATGGATGGCATAGCGCCCGTTCTTGATCTCCACCGTCAGGTTCTTGATGTTCGAACGACGGGCGGCCCAGAAGACGGACGTGTTTCGAATCGTGGCGGCTGAAGCACTATCAGGATTCTCGAAGCTGATAATGATCTCTTCGCGGCGGCCGATGCCGACAAGATCCACCCAATCCTTCAGGTGCCACTCGGCATAACCGCCATACAACCCGGGATAGATCGCAACCCTGTACTTCCTCTCTGGCGAAGCGTCCAAGATCGCGTCCAGCGCGAGCTTCGGATGATTGAAGTCGCCACCACTAGGCTTCACGGTGACAGTGGCCTGATACTCACCAGCCGCGTTGTCAGGCATGGCCTGCCGGATAGCGCGATTGATCCGAACCCGTAGCGTGCTGTCTGCCAGAGTTTCTCCGGGTTCAGAGGACGCCAAGGTGAAGCTCAGCTCTGAAACTTCAACCGTTTGATTGGAAGGCGCAACAGCCGAGTTGTAAAGCTGGATCCCAACGCCGACCCAATCCGCATCAATGGGAACATCGACCACGCAGACCTGAGTGATCTTCGTCCCAACCTGCTGGGTGGTTTTCGAAATCGGCGTCAGTGTATTGACCGTGCCTCCCTTGCGCCACTGAGCTCCCAAGGCGGGGTTGACTGACATGACCCCGATGAAGCCTGCGGTAGCCGTCAGTACCTGAGTGATCCGGATTCTCTGACCGCGAACTTCGTCCACAGGAATGTCGCCGACGAAGTACGTCGAGCCGCCTTGCTGGCCAGCCGGAATCGTAAAGCCGCTGATCCTACCGTCTGGAAAGCGGTTGATCACCCCACCGTTGAAAGCCTGACCGCGAGGGTTTGCTTCACCTATCAAAGCCCCCGAGGTGATGGTGCTGGCCTCCACAAGCGCAGCGTTGTCTTGAATCGCTTTCTGCATGGGGTTCAGCCTGAGGGTCAGCGCCGAGTCATTGGCCGACTCTCCAGCGACAGGGACACCAGGCGTATAAGTGATACTGAAGACAGTGATGGTCTGATTGGAGGTCGCGGGCTGTCCGTTGAACAGCAGAGCCACAAGCCCAACATAGTCCGCGTTCGAAGGCACATCGAATACGCCAGTCTGGGTCAGCACCGTGCCCAGCTGAGTGTTCGTGAATGACACAGGGGTGACCGTGGTCACAGTGCTGCCAGCACGCGCCTGCACTTGGATTGCGGGGTTGAGGCCCAGCGGCACACCAAGGAAGCCGGCAGTGGCATTGAATTTCTGGACGACGCGAATCCGCTGGCCACGCAGGTGAGAGGCAGGGAAGTCACCCGCGAAGTAGGTGTTTCCACCACGCTGGCCCTCTGGGATGGTAAAGCCAGTCACACGCCCACCAGACCCATAAATCAGAACACCTCCGTTGCTGGCTTCGCCGCGCGTTACAGCTACAGGAAGGACATTTCCGGACGAGATAAGCGCCTCGCTTCTGTCGGCCTTCTGCGACAGCATGTCCTCTCGAAGGAATTGCCACGCCGATCCCGTCCAACGGTACTGGCCGGCACCCGCGCCATTGGCGACGAAAGCGCCCTGGCCTACAAAGGTGCCCGGGCTCGCCTGCAGATCGACCAGGGTGTCTGCATAGATGGCGCTGGTCTGCTGGCCAGCCACCAGGAGATCAAGCTGCTGCTGGGTCGCGTCGGACGTGGGCAGATCCTTCAGCGCGAAGTTGGCCAGGGTGTCGCTATCCCTGGCCACGCCGATGACCGTGTCGAACCGACCAGCCGGCCTCTGCGGCAGGTCCGCTGCTGGCAGGATGTCTTTTTCGCTGATCATTGAATTGCAGCCCTCAGAGGACGGCCGAGGCATCAAAGGCCCCGGGATTGATGGTGGCCAGTGCCAGCGCCTGGCGGATGTTCACGTCGATCAGCATCTGGGCCGACCACTGGACGATCTCCGAGGTGGGCTCGCCAATGAGCGCCATCAGCACGTCCTTTGCTATCTGGTCGGCGGCCGCGCCGCGCGGGTCGGTATGGCGATACTCCCGCTCAACCGGCATGCCGTCGGCGCCGAGCACGGGGCTGCCGTCGTCCTTGACAGCGCGGGCGCTGCCGACGAAGAGCACGTTTCCTCGATCGACAGTGCGGTCGCACTTCAAGGCAACGACGTCCCCCGTTTCCAGTTCGACGGCAATCTCACCGTCTCCAACAGGGACATCGTCCCGCTTCGTGTACGTCATATCGGGACCTCGGTGTATGGGGGATTTCTGATGCCACCGCTGCCACCACCACCACCGATGCCACCGCCGCCGCTGCTGCTTCCGCCGGCAGGTGGAAAGGTGAACTCGATGGAGCTGACAGCCACGTTGCCGTTGACGTTGGCGGTCTCGACGATGTTCGTGGTGACGTTGAGCTGGCGGCTGCCGCCCTGCAGCAGCGGGTCGTAATAGAACAGGTAGAGCGTCAGCTTTTCGCCAGCGGCACCGGTGACAGTCGCGCTGCTGGCCGCGTAGGAGACCACCACGGAGCCGATGATCAGGTCCCCTGCAGTGACGCTGATCGTGGCCACCGAGCTGCCGCTGCCGTCGGTGCTGGCGGCGAAGGTGACAGCCGTCTGCAGGTCCCACATCGACTGCTGGTTGCCGATGTTTGGCAGCGCCGCGGCACCGACACGATTCGTCAGCGCCAGCAGTGCGGAGCCGTCCACCCACTCCGACGAGTTACCGTTGGCGCCCACTGCCCGGACCTGCAGCTCGTAGGGCACACCGCGCGCCAGCTCTTCCAGGTCGATGTTTTCCCCCACCGGGAAGGTCTTCGTCATCCAAGCCGATTCAGCGAAGTCACCCACCACGACCTGGCGATATCGGACCTCGTGCGCAACCACAGGTGTCTTCATCGCAGGGCCTCGTAGATGAAGCCGGGCTTGTTGGTCAGGTTGATGCGCACTACCGGCGTGGCGATGCCGGCGTCGTCGGTCTTGTTGTTGGCGTTGACCGTGGAGATGGCCGATATCACCGGCGGCTCCGGCGCGCCCAAGACGGGGCCGGTGACCTCGCTGATGATCGATCCCGGCGGATTCCTCCAGTAGGCGTCGACCCGCTCGTCGTAGTTGGTGGCCGTGAAGCTGGTCATGAAATCCGCCGAGTAGGTGACGCCGGTGACCAGCAGCCGCACCGTCTCCTGCCCGCGCAAGCCCACGATCGCCATGTCATCGCGCGACACCCCGTTCGGTAGCGCCGTTCCTGCCGGGATGTAGAACGTGTCGGTGTAGGCGCTGTGCGGCTCCACGTTGACCACGGCAGGCTCGCCCATCGCCTTGCGTATCTGGATGCCGTACTGCTTCGACGGATCCGTGTCGATCATGGTGTCCAGGGTGATGGTGCCGGCATAGCCAGCTGGTGCCGTATCGGTAAACCCGATCACCCGGCCGCTGCCGGCGCCCCACTCCATGTAGTCGTGCCCCACGTCCACCACGTCGCCGCGGGTGGTGCTCAGGCCTGAGATCGTCGGGGAGAAGCTGTAGGAGGTTCGGCGGAACTCGGCCTGCGCCAGGTGATACCGCCCCATGCGCCACGCCTGCTGCGGCAGCATCGACTGGTCGACCTTCATGGTCTCGAACTCGGATGCCTGCGGTGCCGACGACGGGTTGCCCCGGGCGTCCACACCGCGATAGCTGAAGCCGTCGCGCAGCACGATGATCTCGTCGTCCTTCCAGTCCGCGTTCGGGTTGCGGAACTGGACGCGCAGGGCGTCGGGCATGCGCAGGTAGCTGGTGGTGTCCGAAAAGCTCTCGATGTCCACCGGGCTGAAGGCCATCCGGGGGTAGCTGACCACGCCTGCGTCGAAGACCACGCAGTACCGTCCATCCCGGTTGCCGGGGGAGCCGAGACCGCCGCCCAGCACCCGCACCAGCAGGTCGCGCACGGTGGTCACCGCATCCAGCGTCATCCGGGTCTCGAAACCATTGACCCTGCAGAACTCGGCGTGGTCAGCGAAGCTGTCCAGATCGATGCGGCTGGCCGGCACGTGCCGCTTCACCGCCGGGCACGAGGTCATGATCCAGTAACTGACCCACGCCGGGTTGAGGCTGACCTGCGGCGCCGACCAGGTGCCGGTGTTCCGGTCGTACACCGGGATCTTCTGCCGCACCATGCACGACAGGCTCTGCAGCAAGCCGGTCAGCTGGTCGGTAGCCTTGATCCGCATCGCCAGCTTGGTCGTTCCGGTCGTCGATGGATTCACATTCCGGATCGAGCGCAGCAGCGTCCACGTGGCCGTGTCGATGTAGGTGTTGGCGCTGCCGCCGCGCAGTGCGGAGATGCGCTCCACGCGCACGTCGTACTGCCCGTTGGGCAGGTCCCATGCGAGGCCGGCGCTGAAGGGCGCCTTCGACCGCGTCTTGACGAGGAACAGGCCCGGGCCCGGGCTGAGGTTCGGACGCTGGCCACCGCTACCGGGCACCCACTGCGTGACCATCTTCGACAGACGCGCGCCGGTGACGTTGAGCCAGCCGCTGGTGCCGGTCGGCCGGTACTGTATCCGGTACAGCACCCACATCTCGAAGCCATCGCCCGGTCCGCTGGAGGACGTGCCGTAGCCGATCAGCCCCTGCGGGAACAGCAGGTCCAGGCTCAGCGTATCGATTCCGGGCGCGCTGGTGCGGGACGTGTTGTCGCCATTGGTATCCAACGTGAAGCCGACGGCGGTCTCGTTGACGTCGTTGGTGTACAACGTCGGGGTCTTGGTGATCTCGTACTGGACGTCGCTGTAGGTGCTCAGCGCGTTGTCGCCGATCTTGATATCGCTGACTTCCAGGTCGCCGTAGCCCAGGTCGAAGAGCAGGCGCTGGTAGTTATCGGAGCCGACGTTCTCGCTGTACGGGACGGCTGCATGGGGAGGGAAGAAGCGGCTCTCTCCCAGCACGATCGGGATCGGCCCCCACTGCATGGCCTGGTTGCTGCTGCCGGTGAGCTGGTTGTACTGCAGGTCGCCACCGAAGCTGCCACCGCCCGGCGTGGGAGGCGGGATCAGGGCATTCACCAGCAGCGAGCCAGCGATGGTCACGCCTGCGCCAAGGGCGGCGGCACCGAAGGTGCCGGCGGCGAAGGAGGACCCGAGCAGCCCTACGGCTGCGCCACCGGTGACCCAGATAGCCGCGACCGAGACCGCGATCATTGCAATCGAGCGCAGCAGCCCACCACCGCCGCCCGCGAGATCCGTGCGCACTACAGTGATGATCGCCCCCTGCTTCGGCCGCAGGCGCGCCCACATCTCCACCGGCACCTGGTAGCCGCCAACACGGACGTCGAGGGACGAGGCCAGCTCTCCCGAGCCGCAGGCCTCCTGCAGCATCGCGCGCAGGCTCTGCCCGCCGCGCACCTCGAACACACCTGCCGGCGCGAACTCGTGCGCGTACAGGCTCAGGGAATGGGCTTGGGTCACGAACGAGCTCCGGTGGACCTGTAGAAACCTTCGATGCGCCGCTCCCACTTCGGGGAGGTAAGCCGCTCGATGCATGAGGATCGTTTTTCTTCGACGTGGAGGAAGTCACCGCGCCCCAGGCACACGCCAACGTGGTCGGGCCTGCCAGCACGTTTGAACACCACCACGTCGTATGGCTCGGGCCGGTCGACCCGCAGCCAGTTCGGTGCCTGGCTGGGGTCATCGACACACGGCATCTGGATGCCCTGCTCCGCCAGTACCTGCCGCACGAACTCACGGCAGAACTTCTCGCCCCGGTAGGGGATGCCGATCCAGTTCATACGAACAGGCTCGGGCTGCTGGTGGGGTTGTAGCTCTGCGCCGGCACGCCCTGGTTGAGGAAGTCTTCCTCGTAGCCCAATGACAGCTGCAGCGTGGTGATGTCGCTCTGCCCCTGCAGGATCGAGAACTCGAACGGGCCCAGCTCGACCTCGTCCGGCTGGCTGGCGAGCACGACCTCGAGCGTGCACTTCGGAGGCTCACCGGTGATGGTGCGCAGCAGCTTCACGATGTCGCGGTCGACGTTGTCCATGGTCACGGTGACCGTGGCATTGGCATCGGCCGTGTCGTTCGGCAGGATCGGCTCAAAGGCCCACGGCGTGTAGATGCCGTCGGCCCTCACTGCCTCGATGCTGTCGTTCACGATGCGGATGGTGGCAATCGACGGATGCGTGATGCGCATGGCGCACATCCATATCTCATCGGTATCGCACGACAGGATCGACCGCGCTGCGGCCGGGGAAAGGATGCGCGGCATGTCAGGTCGTCGGCCAGGTTGTGTCGTCGTAGAAGTCGAGCAGGAAGTGGCCGTTCACGGTGGTCAGGCGCTCCAGCTGCATGGTGGCTTTCCAGTACATCGGGGCCGCGGTCGGAGCGAAGCTCGGCCGGCCGGCGAAGCGGTATACAGCAACGTTGTCGTCTGCCGCCGGCTTCCGGAAGTCGCGCCAGTAGAAGCGGCCCACCCGGCGGAGGGTCAGGAAGTAGAAGTCCTCCAGCACCTGCATGCCAGCGCGGTCAACCATCACCACCGCGGTGACCTGCGCCGGCACTGCGCTCACGCGTGGCCGGGCTCTCTGCGGACCCGACTGCACGGTAGTCCGGATGACGCCGTCGTCGCCGGCATCGACATAGCCCTCCACCAGCGGGCACGGGATGCTGGTGCTGGGCCAAGGATAGATTTCAGCCATTGACGTTACCCCGACGCTGCAGCCCAAACGTCTGCTGCAGGGCCTTGGAAGTGTTGCCCCCAGAGGCCAGGTCGCGGGCCACCATGTTGATAAACAGCTCACCCATGTCGAACCGGATGTCCTCCGCCTTAAGGTCAAACTGAGCGCTGCTCTTGTTCTCGATATTGACGGTGGCGCGCAGGCCGCTCGCTCCTCCGAATGCAGACGCAGCATCGCTGCCAAGGCGCGCGGTAACCGGACGCACAGTGCCGGCATCGCCGGGGATCAAGAACGTCTTGCCGCCCTGGTGGAACAGCTCAGGCATTCCGCCCTCACCCACCCGGTACATCCCGCTTTCGGAAACCGGACCGCCGCCAGCGCGGGCTCCTTTGCCAGCGATCGCCCCGCCGATGGAATTGATCCAGCTGCTGCCGGCACCGCTGTAGCTCGAAGCCCATCGGCCCAAGGCTTCGAACGCCTGAGACGCTGCAATCTCAGCCGCGATGCGCTGCATTGCCTTGGCTACGCCATCTACCATGCCTCCAAGCCCCTCCGCGAATGGATCGAACAGGAAATCGGCGAAGGAATCCTGCATGTTGCGGGCCGCCTGCTCAGCGTAGGTAGACATCTGGTCGAAGTAGTTCGACACCGTTTCGTCGTCGCCCTGGCCGAGCAAGCTGCGGAAGGCATCAGCGAAGCGCTGGGCGTCCTCAGCCATGATCGCCTCGGCTTCGTCGATGTTGCCCAGCATGTCCAGGAGCGAAGCATTCGACCGCAGCGCAGACTGGGCGGCTGCGTCGATTCCCTTCAGCCCCCCGAACTGGATGTCGTAGGTGACGCGCGACAGCTCGGAGGCGTCGCCATACAGCGCGACTTGACGCTCCAGCTGAGCGTTGGCCGACTTCAATGCTTCAGCCAGGCGGTCGACCTTGCTCGCTGATTCCTTATCGACCGCAGTGGCTCGGAAAGAGCCCGCAGTGTTCTTCAGCGGTTTCAGCGCCGAGTCCGGCAGCATCTGCCCATTGTCGATGAGCGTGACCTGCGGTCCGTCGCGGCGAATCAGCTCCTGAGCGATGTCGCCCCGCAGCTTCCGCAGGGCGGCAATGCGGTTCTCGTTGTTGACTCGATCCGCTTCCACCAAGATGCGCTCGCGCGCCTTGACTGCGCGCCCGATGTCCTCGTTGAGCTGCCCCGCCCTTTCCTGCAGTGCCTCCGTCCCGAATCCGTCCAAAGGATCCCCGGCATTGATGCCACGAATATCGTTGATCTTTCTGACGAAATTGGCGATTTGCACCGCGCCGTTGGCCATCTCACCAGTGAGCTGAGCGACGAACCTGATCACAGAGATGAAGGCGTTCTGTGTGCTGTCAGAAGACAACAGGTCGGTCAGGCTCCTGAACTCAGGGAGCAACTGCGTCGCGATCTGGACCTTCAATCCTTGGAACGCCAGATCCATCTGGTTCGACTGCTCCTTCACTTCCTTCATCGCCGCGATGGTCGGACCGTCGAGGATCGCCCCCACGCGCTCCGCCTCCGCGCCCCACTTGCGGAAGCCCTCCCCGTTGTTGGCCAGCAGCGGCGCCAGCATCGCCGAGTCGCTGGCGATAGCCTCCATGTAGAAAACCATGTCGGCCTGGGCAACGCCTGCATCCTCCAGCGCCTTGTAGTACTTCTGCAGGACCTCTGGGCCGCTGAGGTTCCGGAAGGCGTCGGCAGTCAGGTTCACGCGAGGCGCGATCTGCTCGAAGAAGTCCTTCATCGCACCGCCGCCGGTGCTCAGGAAGTCGCCCAGCTTGTCCTGGGTGTCCTTAAAGATATCGCCCAGCTTGTCCTGCTGGATGCCCACGGTGCTGGCGCCGGCGGCCAGGCGCTGGAAGGTCTGCTCGCTGGTGCCGGACAGGCGGGACAGCTTCTCCACCTCGGCAGAAGCGACTACCAGCTGCCGCGTCCAGTTAAGCACCGCGACTGTGGCCACTGTGAGACCACCGGCCACCACACCACCGATCTTGCCGAAGGCAGCACCGACCTGCGCTGCACTATCGCTGGAGTCCTTCCCCAGCTTCTTCACCTGCTTGGTAGCGCGGTCAGCGTCGGTCTCGAAAGAACCGGTCCGCATCAGCAGATCAACAACAATGGAACCGGCGGTCGCCATGGTTTATCCCGTCAGGAGTTGAAGCCCAGCGCCTTCGTGATGTCACGGTCGGCATCGCTCATCGCAGAGTCGGTTGGTTCGGGCGAGAGGTACTGCAGAATCTGCTCAGGCTTTGCGCCGAAGCTGCCAGCGATCGCGGTTGCCGGACGGTGGTAGCGGTGGAGGTCGTCGAACGGGTAGAGCTCGAAGAACGTACGCCACCCGGCCAGCTCCACCTCACCCAGCGCGTCGATCTCCGCGACGCTCTTGCCCAGGCTCAGAGCGAGCTGGTATCGGAACCACTCGGCGCTGCCTCGTCGGGCGAGGTCGCCTTTCCCTGGTAACTGTTCACCTCGCGGATCTCGTTCACCAGCGCAGCCTGCACGGAGAACTTCAGCGCGCGGGCCCTGTCCAGGGACAGCACCAGTTCGCCATCGGGGGTAACGACCGCCTTCGCGATCAGGCGTGCCCACGAGTCGGCCTGCCGTTCCTGGTTGTCGTCCCGCTGGGCACCGAGGAACACGTGGAACTCGGCGGCCGGCAGCTCGCGGAAGTGGAACTTGTGCTTCTGCCCGTCGGGCAGCTCTACGTCCCTGACGTGGATGCGATCGCTGATGAAAAGCGAGTCATCCAGCAGCGCAGCAGCTGCTTTGTTCTTCTCGTTCATAGCCGTTCTCGAAAGGTGGGCCGACGTAACGCCACGGCTAAACAGCGCCAGAGGCCGGCCCAAAGGTGTTTTGCGAAGCCGTTCCGGCGCGCGTTACGCCAGCGGCTTGCCGTAGCGGGCGACCGGGCCGCTGCGCTGGACAGTGACGGTGCCCCGCACGATCTCGTTGGTGGCGATGTCGATGTTGTAATCAGCGACGTAACCGCGGAACTTGAAGCCGGAGCGCGCCGTGGCCGCCGGCGGCGTCAGCTCGTCATCGGTCAGGGTCGGCGCGGCAGTGCCATCACTGAGGCCGATGTACCAGTCCACGTTCTCGCCGGTGTCCTTCAGTTCGAACAGCGCGGCATGCGAGGCGGAGCTGGGGATGTAGTTGAACGGAATGCTCACCTGGCCCGGCGTACCCAGCCCGCGCTGGTACGTCTTGTCGACTGTCGCATCGAGGCAGGTGTCCTCGATCTGGTCAGCGGCACCACCCAGGCCGGATGCTCCGGTCGGGCAGTCGAACTTCACTACGGCAGGTCCGCCGGCCGCATTCGGGTCGACGAAGAACAGATGGGTGCCCTGGGTCTTGACGACGCCCTCGGTCATGGCTGGATCCTCTCTTGAAGCCGCGCGAGGGCGGCAATGCGTGGTTGGTGATGGTTTCAGCGGCTCAGCGCTGGTCGATGAAGTCGGCTTCCAGTCCGACCCGGTAGAGCTCGGTGTCCGAATCGATCGTGTCGATCGCGAGCCGGTTGACGATCAGCTCCGCGTCCAGCGCGGCGCGCACGGCCATCGCCAGCGCTTGGGCGCCCGCCTCGTCCTTGTGGTAGCAGTCGATCTGCACCGTGGTGAAGTCGCCGCCCGGTGCGCTGCTGAGGTTGCTGTACGGATCGCCGATGACGATCTGCCAGGTGATGTAAGGACGGGGATCCGTCTGCGGCGCCTTGCCGTGGCCGCTGACGCGGTCGCCAACGATCGCGATGACCGCAGGCGTGCGAATGGTCCTGTAGACCTTGGGGAACATCAGCGCTTACCCCCGTTCTTCGCTGCCAGGCGCTTGGTGATCAGCTCCACCCGCTTCAGCAGGTCCTCGGTCATCGTGTCGATGATCTGGCTGCCGCGCCGCTGCACTGCAGGCCTGAGCCACGGCCGTGCAGGCTGACGCGCGGACCCCCATTCCATCAGCTGCGCAGCACGGAGAGTCGTCGTCTTGGCGCCGCGCGCGTTGACGAATACCTTCCGCTTGACCCGCACCAGCTGCCGCTCTCCCTTCGTGCCAGTGGGCGCCTTACCGCGGCTGGCGATGATGCTGTTGACGGTGGTGTCGGTGCTGTCCGCGCCTCCGACGGCCGCTGACCGCCGGAAATTGTCCTTCGCTTGGTCGCGCAGCATGCGGGCGCCCTTCGCCAGCGCGAGCTTTACCGGCCCGCCGCGCTTGCTGACGATCTCGGGCGGCAGCGCCTGAAGGGTGGCTAGCAAGCCGTCCACCCCCTCGATCTTCATTTCCATCTTCATGCGCTACCGCCCGTCGTTGACGCCGGCGGATACCGGGATCGTGATGTACTCCAGCCCCGAGGCCTTGTCAGGCAGCCGGCCGGCGATGTTGTAGGTCTGGCCGCGGTGCACCAGGCGCATGGTCGGAAGCAGGCCGGCGCGATAGCGGATGGTGATGCGCGCAGTCACCGCCGCCTGGGTCTGCCCGGACTGGATGAACTCGCGCGCCGACAGCGGCTCGACGCTGGCCCACACGGTCGCCACGTCCACCCAGCTGGTGGTCTGGATGCCGTCTTCGTCGCGGGTGGTCACCTGCTGCTGGATCAGCACGCGGTGGCGGAGGTCTCCTGCGGCCACGTTGCTCATCAGGCCACCGTCGACCGGCGCAGCGAAACCAGCTGCGCCGTGGCCGCCTTGGAAAGCACGTAGCCGTGGCCGGCATCGGCAGGCACCACGTTGTCGCCCTCGCCTTCCCGGTACCGGTACTGCGATGCCAGCTCCAGCAGCGTGGCGGCGACCACCGACGGATGCAGGATCGGCTCGCCGTCGTCGCCCGCCACCGGCATCGGTACGCCGGCATCGTCCAGCACATACTCCCCCGCTGCATCCCGCTGCAGCAGGTAGAGGCGCCATTCCTGCTTCAGCCAGGCCGCGATGGACGTGGAGACGGCCGGGATCCACATCGCCAGCCAGCGGTCATCGGCATCGCTATCGATGCGCAGGTGCTCGCGCGCGTCAGCCGGGGTGACGAAGTTATGCATCACCGCCTCCCAGCTTCACCGGACCGGCCGGCACCTTGACGCTCTTGCCGTCCTTTCCATCCCTGCCCTTGCGGGCACCAAGGATCCAGTCTTCGGCGTTCTCCAGGCACGGTTTGGAGGCGTTGTCGCGCTTCGCGATCCACAGTGCGCCGTCGTGGGTGACCGACTGGCCGGACTTCGTGCCGAGCCCTTCCCGCCAGAAGCCGCGGTGCACCATGTACGGCAGCACCAGCTCGGCACGGCGCTCACCGGCACCGAGGCTGATCACGAACCCGCGCTCGGCGTCGTACTCGCCAGATGCCGTCTCGAAGCTGAGGCCGTGCTGGCCATCCTCGCCGACGACCTTGCCCAGCTTGATTGCCTCACCCTTCGTCGTGGTGATCACCAGCTCGCCGCCGCGATCAATCATGGCGCCAGCCAGCCCGACGCCGTCGGCACCGGCCTGCGGCGGGTTGGCGGCCAGATGCTTGGCCACCTGCGCCGCCAGCTGCTCGTCGGTCACTGCCGGTGCGTCCTGTCCATCCTTCGGTACCGGCAGCGCAGCGACAGCCGCCTTGACCGCTGTGTCGATCGCCACCGGGTCCGCGTCACGGCCGTGCTGCACCGGGTTGGCCTCGAAGTGCTTCGAAACCGCGTCGGTCGTGGCCACGTCCAGCAAGGTGATCAACCGCGGCGAGCCCAGCAGCTTATCGACCACCAGGTCGGCCAGGCTTTCCACGTCCACCTGATCCGCATCCTTGCCGGGGTCGCCCTTCTGCAGAGGCCGGGCCTTCAGCTCTTCCAGTTCCCGCCGCAGCGCGGCCGTGGCCTCGCGGATCAGAGCGCCGATGTGCTTGCCGAACTCGTTGGGATCAGTCATTGCGGAACACCTCGGCTCGTGCGGCCGCGAGGGCCCTCAACATGAAGATTTCCTGCGCCAGCGCGCGCCGTTCCTCGCTGTCGTCAGGCGGCGGATCGACCACCTCCGGCTCCGCCACCGGGTCAGCCGCCGCGGTGGGCGGCAGCTTGTTGTTCCGGATCTCGGAGATGGGGTAGTCCTGCTGCTGCTTGTAGATCGTGTCGCCGCCTTCGACGGGCGGCAGGTTGAAGACACGCCGGCCTTCGTTGTGGGTCTTGATCTCGCCGGTGACCAGCTTGGTCTCCACCTCGGCCTGCTTGCCGACGTCCATGCGCAGCAGCGGCTCCAGATTGAGCTCAACGCCTTGCGGGCGACTGATGCCCAGCCCCTCGTCCAGCAGGTTCTCCATCGCTTCGATGTGAGCCTGCAGGGCGTCGGAGTAGTACATCTGGTTCACTTCGTCCGGCTTCGTGCCGGCGGGGACGCTGCCGATTCCCACCTTGAAGGGCGGAATGCCGAACGGCTGGCAAACCTGCTCGTCCGAATACCGCATCTGCTCCACCAGCTGCGAGTCGGCAGCCTTGAAGGCAAACGAGGTGAACTTCATGTCCGCGCCCACCACCGCGACGTTGCCGGCGTTGGAGCCCTTGAACTCGGTGTTCCAGTAGTCCTTCACCAGCTGCGCGTCCTCATCGGACATGCCCGCCGGCGCGGTCAGGATGCCCCCAGGGTTGGCGCCATTGGAGAAGAACGTGGTCGAGTCCTTCAGGATCTTGAGGTTCTTCACCGCCGCCCAGTTGGCTGCGCACAGCGGCGGCACTCCGATCAGCTGGTGATGGAAGCAGTTCATCCGGTCGTGGATGATCTCGCTGGCCGGGATGATCAGCTGGTCACCCGGGTACTTCTCCGGCAGCAGGTTGTTACCGAAGCCGTAGTTCACCTGGTAGAAGACGTCACCGCTGTCCGACACCATCGGCTGCACCCGGTTGGGGTCCAGCACCCACAGCTTCGCGACCACATTCCTCTCGTCCCGGCCCTTCAGGATGTAGGTATTGCCCTGGCACAGCTTCGACAGGATCCACGCTTCACGGAACTGCTGGGCTGTCTGGTAGGCATTGGGCTTCCGCAGCACGGGCCAGAATGCCGTGTTCGCCGTGGCCACCCGCCAAATGCCGTCATCGCCTTCGACTTTCAGCACGAACGGCAGCTTGCCGATATCGCTGTTGATGCGGTTCAGGCAGGCGTACAGCGTCGGATAGGTCAGCACGGACTCGGGCCGCTCTTCCATATTCCGTTGCCAAGCACCGGTGAACGGCTCGCGCACCAGCGGCTGCCAGCCATCTCGCCCCGGGCCAGCAGCTACCGGAGACAGCGATTTCAGGTAGTCGGTGCCGAACTTGCGCACGCCGGCCTCGGTGGCCAGCTCACGGGGCGAGAAACCAGTCATTCGGATGCGTCCTTGTCAGGCGCGGGCGTGGTTGCTTCGGTCTTTGGCGCAGCCTTCTTCGCAGCCTTCTTGGCCACCTTCTTCGGTGCCGATTTGCCTGCGGCCTGAGCTGCCGCCTTGGCTGCTGCGGCTGCATCACGCTTCGCCTGGGCTGTAGCGCGCTTCGCTGCGAGCGCCTGACTGTCTGGCTGTGCCGGCGGTGGTGCGACGGCTGACTGCGCCTGCATGTCCCGCCTCTGGTAGCCGAAGCGCTGCACCAGCATGTCGGCCACACGCGTGTGGACCCGCGCGACCTTGCCGCGCTTTTCGATCTCGACCTTGCTCATGGGAACCTCACTGATGCCGTAGGAGGCGGGGCCGAAGCCCCGCCTGTTTCTGCCGCTGGCTATCAGCCACCGGCGCCCGGGTCAGTCACATCACCCCAGGCCACGCCGGTCAGGTACGCCACGCCCGATGCGCGACGACGCTGCCAGTTGATGTAACGCTCGGCACGGAACGCGGTGCTGTTCGTCTGGAACATCGACACCATGGAGGTGGCGGTGCCGGCGGCCGAGTTGTTGGTCGGGTTGTCCAGCATCTGCAGCGAGGCTTCCTGCGAGGCATCCACGGTGACCTGGCCGTCGTCAGCAAGCCAGATGTCGCGCGCGTTCACCAGCACGACCACGCCTGCCGGGATGTAGTCGGACACGATCACCGGAACGCCCATGAAGGTGCCGCCATTCATGGTCAGGCCCGGGAACTCGGACTGGCCCAGCGGGTTCTGCATGAGGCTGACCGCCAGCGCCGTGGTGCTGTCCATGAGGTACACGGCGCTGCGCGGCGGGTTCCGTGCGGCGATGAAGGGAGCCCACAGACGCTTGACGTCGTTGCGGATGGCATCGGCATCCGAGCCGCTGGACGCAACCGCAGTGGCGCCGTTGGTGATCGATGCAGGCGAGACGTTCGCAACAGCGGCCTTCGCCGGATCGATGAAGTCGATGTCCAGGCGCTCGTTGACTGCTGCGGCCAGAGCATCGCGAACCAGGCGCTCTGCCGAGGGACTGGAGAAGCGGATCAGCTCGTTGGTCAGCACCGAGATCGCCGCAACCTTGGCCCAGCGCAGTTCGACCGCATTGAAGTCGAACGCAGTCAGCGGCTTGGGATTGCCTTCACCCACCCAGCTGGCACTGCCGCCACTGGTCTGGCCGCCAATGCGGACGTTGAACGGGATCGGGTTGAGACCAGGCACGCCGCCCTGGCCAAACTGGCCGATGATCGACTGCGGACGCTGGAACTCGACGAAGTCACCCGCGAAGGTCTGGTAATCCACCAGGGGCGAGGCGAAGGTCGCATCGAGGGTGGTGCCGGCCTCGACAACCGCCTTCATGATGTTGCCCAGGTCCGCACCTTCGGCCTGCGCCTTCAGGGTGTTCACGACCCGCTCGCTCTCCGGGTAGTGCTTCTCGGCCAGGCGGAAGGCCAGCTCCGGATTACCCTTCGCCTTCAGCTGGCACATGGCGTAACGAGCGAACTCGATGCCCTTTTCCAGCTTCTGCGTGTTCTTGACCTGCACCGGGTCCAGCGCACGGCCGCCAACGTTGCCCGAACCATTCTCCTTGATGACCTGCGCGGCCTGGCCAGCCGACTTGGCCTGCACTGCCTGCAGCCGGGTCAGGCGATCGATGTCGCCGTCGAGCGCCTTGATCTGGCCTTCGATGTCGTCGAACTCTTCCTGCTCGGCCGTGTTGAAGGAACGGCTCTCGTCCATGGAGGTCTGGGCAATCTCGCCCAGCTTCTTCTGGTGCGATTCACGTGTTGCGCGGAGCGCATCCAGCTGTTCTGCGATGGTCTTCATCTGGTTTCCTTTGTGGCGCAGCCGTTCGGCCCGGGTTCCACGCCGGGCAGTGCCTGCAAATGATGGGAGGCGGGTTCCACCCCGCAGGGCCATGCGGCCCGTTACCTCAGCTCAACAACTTCACCGCGCCGCCGGCCGGTCGTGCGACCGGTACCGCCTGACGCTGGATGAGCGGAACGCCGCCGCCGAGCAAGTTCCGCACGAGCGCCTGACGTTCCAGAACGCTAGACGCTGCCTTGATGCCGAGCGCGCTACGGATGAGCGCGGCGTCTGCCGATTTGAAGGCGGTGATGACGGCGTCGGGATTAGCGGGGACACCGACGAGGCTCAGCTCGAGCATTTCCCACTTCTTGAAGAGAAGGCCGCCCGACTTCAGCAGGTCGACGCCGCCCTCGAGCGGGTTGAAGCCGATGGAAACAGCATCGAGCAGCCGGTACTTGACCGAGTGCCATGCTTCGTTCACCCGCTCGCGGACAGTGCCCGCTTCGGTCACGTCCGGGATCGTCGCCTTGAAGGGGATCCCTTTTTTTGTGGGCCGTTCGAAGGTCACTCGGCCAACCGGAAGATCATGCTTGTGGTAGAGGTGCAGCTTCACCGGGCCTCGATAGACGACACCCTCCGGATCGACAACGTCGTCCATACGATCGACAGTCGGTGTGGTCGCCATGCCGTGGATCTCACGGCGCTCATCGTCGACCTGCTTCACCTCCAGCAGGCTCCAGGCTTTCATGGTCATCTCAGTTTCCCAGGGTCATGAGGACGAGCTTCTTGTTCTGTGGCTCGGGGTTGCGCGACATCAGCTCCACCGCGTTCATCGCCGCCATCAAGGGGTCAATCTTTCCGGTGCCGCTGGCAGCCTTGGTCACGTAGAGCGCGTTCTTCGACGCCTCCACCTTGGCGTTGCCGACGCACCAGTCCATCAGCCGCGACCCGTCGTGCGTCAGCACGCCGTCTGCCAGCCAGCGCTCGAACACCTTGCAGGTGCCGGTCAGCTGCCAGCCCTGGCGGATGCCGGTGATCAGGTCCGCATCGATCTTCTCGGTGGCCAGCGCGTCCAGCACGGTGCCCAGCCCCGAGGGGTCGACGCCGATGCCGGCCAGCAACCTGGCCTTTGCAACCTGCTTCACCATCTTGGCCATGTCGCGCAGGTCGGTAGCACCTTCCTCCGCTTCGCTGCCGACCATCAGGTGCCCGTCGGCGATGAAGTCCTCGTAGCGGGCTTCCTCGCTCTTGCGCCGCTTCAGGGCCTTCGGGTGAGCGAAGGCGCGGCTCAGCAGCAGCTTCCGCTTCGTGTACTTGTCCCGGCCGCAGAACGACAGGCCGAGCAAGTCGTCCAGTCCACCGCCATCGATCCCGACGGTGATGGCGTCGCAGCGCCGGATCATGCCCTCCAGCGTCAGCCGCTTGTCCGCCTGTGCTTCCCAGAACTCAGCGCCCGCCCAACTGCCCTGATGCAGCGCCACGCCTATCTGCACGTTGAGGTGCTGCGATGCCCAGCTCCGCAGCTCCGCCTCGCTGGTGCCGACGGCGTCTTCGTACTCTTCGACCATGCGCTCCAGCGTCATGGCGCGGCCGATGTTGGGGTTCAGCAGCGGCCACAGCTTCGGGTCCTTCCACTGCTGGTCCTTCGACTCCTGCAGCTCCTGGGGGAACTCGAACAGCACCGGCAGCATCTTGCCGACGCGCTTGCCGTCGCGGATGTCCCGCGCCTTCTGCAGCTCGTCGGCGAACACGCCCACCGGCTGCTCGTCGCTCTGCGTGGTGATGAACCACAGGAACGCTTCCGGGAACGGCACCATGCCGCCGCGGATCTGGCGCAGCGCCTTGGAGGCCTTGGCCTTCTTCGCGCACTCGTGCAGCTCATCGATCAGCGCCCCGCCCGACACCTTGACGCCGGTCAGCACCGCAGGATCGAACGTCATGATCTCCAGCGAGGCCTTGGTTTCGCGGTGGATGATCGTCTTCAGGTGGTGGCGGATGTGGAACTTCGCATTGAGCACCGCGTCCAGCTCGATGGCACCAGCAGCAGCGTCGAACGCCAGCTGCGCGGTGTCCTGCACCGGCGCGGTCATGATGAAAGTCGCCCGGGGCCGCTTGTTCAGCAGCGTGGCGGTCACCATGCCCAGCGCGCCGAACGTGGTCTTCGCGTTCTTCTTCGGCACCAAGGCGAACAGGTCGCGTATCTGCCGGTCGCCCGTCGCCGGGTCCACCGAGCCGAACATGCAGCGCGTCACGTCCTGGAACCACTCGCCGCCGGCCTCTGCCAGCGTGGGCGTGCCCGGGACGTCCGCCAGCCGCAGTCGGCCGAGGATGTTGGCCGCTCGCTCAGCCTGCGGGGTCCACAGCGGCAGGTTGCCCACCGGCAGCTGGCCGGCCTGCAGGCGCTCCCACCAGTCGCGGCACGAGAGGTCCCATGCCATCAGCTGTTGGCCCGGCGGATCGGGGTCACCTTGTCATTCAGCAGGTCCTCCCACTCGGTGCCGACCTGCGCGCCCACTGCCTCGGCGTTGGCCTGCTCCTTTTTACCCACCGGCTTCTCCTGCGGCACCGGCGGCGCAGCCAGCGTGGGGACCTGTGCAAGGAAGGCTTTCTGTGCCGACACGTTGCCTTTAAGTGCCGTCCTCGCCATGGCGTCCATCACCTCCATGCGCCGGCGCAGTGCCGCGGTGGAAATCTCCTTCTCGAAGTACTTCTCCAGGGTGTTGCGCGAGATGCCGAGCGCGATCGAGATCTCCTGATGCGACATGCCGCTGGCCGCCGCGTTGGTGACCAGGCGCCGCTGCACCGCCGTCGCCTTGAACGCTGGCCGGCCTGCTTTCGTGTTTTTGCGCATAAATGGCCTTCAGCCTGAAATCTCGGCTGAGAAAAAAACCTCTGAATGAGTGGGCGGCGGGTGTCCGTGCCGAAGGGTCGAAGGTTTTGCCCCCTCCCCCCCGGGTCGTCGTCCCCGTGGATCATCGATGAGACTCGTTCGCGTTCCACGGCCGGGCCGTTCAGCCTCGCGCCGCACCGCGTCGTGCCTCGGCCTGCGTCTTCACCTGGTGGCAGTCGGAGCAGATGGTCTGCAGGTTCGTGTCGTCGTCCGTGCCGCCCTCGGCTACGTTGACGATGTGGTCCACCTCAGTGCCTTCCGTCACCCTTCCCTGCCTCTTGCAGGGCTGGCACAGGTACTGATCCCGCTTCATCACTGCTTCGCGCCTCCGGCGCCAGGGCCTACCGCCTCTCCCCTGCCCATAGGTGGGGACCACCGGCGTGGAGGGCTTCAGCCGGCTGGGTGCGCAGGCGATGCGTGGTGCCAGGGTGGTGACGCGGGCCATCAGAGGAACTCCACTCGGACCGTGCCGTGCTTGGTCCGCTCGATGGCTCGCTTGCCGTGCTTGTGGATGCGAAGCGGTGTGTCGTAGTGCCTGACGATCCCCTTCCGGGTGTCGGCATACGTCACCTTCTCCACCACCTTGCCGTCCACGGTAACCAAACGGGGACCACGGCCATCGTCCTTGGTGTGGATGTGCGTCTTGCTGCGCATCAGCTCAGCACCTGCATCGACGCGAGGAACTGTGCCAGCTCGATCGCATCGGGCTTGCCTGCGTCCTGCCACGTGGAGGTGCCGCATTGCTCAGTCACCGCGCCATCGGGGCCCGGGGCTATGGCCCTGAACCCCACCATCTGGCGTTGCACCTGCATCACGGGCTGGCCACGCCACCCCAAGCGAACCCTTACCCCGACGATGCTGCCCTTCCGGGGAACCGGACCACACGGGCCAGCCATCAGCCGAGGCTCTGCGTCTGGTCGCGGTCGCCGGCAGCGATGGTCTCGCCATCCAGCGTCACGAGGTGGTGCTGCTCTTCCTGGTCGTCCTGCTCTTCGGCCAGTGCCGCGATGAGGGTGTCCAGCTTCTGCTCGATGCGGTCCAGCTGGGTCGGCCGCTCGGGCCGCCCACCAGACAGGATCATTCGGTCGCTGTTCCGGGTGTCAGTCATGGGGTCGCCTCGGCTCGGTCTGCGGCGACGACAGCCTGGCAGGCGCGGAGCTGGTCGTCGGCGTCTCGGCCGATTCGAACAGCAGGGCCCGCAAGCGTGACTCCGAGGTCGGGGGCCGCATCACGTTGGCCGGCGCTGGCGGCAGCCTGGGACAGGCGGTCGGTGTGACAGGCGGCGAGGTCGTTGCGCAGGCGGAGAGCGCCAGAGCGCAGGTCAGCCACAACAGCATCAGCGACGGCCGGGGCCGCACCGCGGTCTTCTTCATGCTTCGCTCCGATGGTGGCCATGGTGTCGGCCTGGGCGTGCTCAGTGGCACGGGTATCGTTGACTTGGTCGACCTGTGCCGACGCTTGGTCGGCACTCGCAAGAGCGGCAGCGCCCTCGGCACGGTCGCCCTTCCATGCCCAGCCGGCTCCGAACCCACCAGCGAACAGCGCGATGCCGAGGCATACGGCGATGAGGGCGCGATTCATGGCTCAGCCTTCAGCGGCAAGCTGGTCGCGCAGGCGGAAGCCGAGCAGCTCCCATACCTTTCCCACGGCGTTCTGGCGGGCGACCTTGTTACCGATCTCGGTATCGAAGTTCTGGATGCTGACAGCAGCCGAGATGCCTTCCACAGTGAAGCCGTTGCGCAGGGTGAGCTGGCAAACCGTCGTGCGGCCATTCGGCAGCACCGTGTAGGTCTCGCCCACGATCTCTGCGCCCACCTGGTCCGGGGTCACGCGTGGCGCGGTCAAGCCTTTGTCCTGGATTTCCTGTTCGATGGTCTTGTCGTTCATGGTTTTCCTCGGGGTCATGGGTTCTGCGTGCCACGGGTGGCAGCAGGGGGAACTGCAGAGCAAAGCTCGGCTCAGGCGCGGCCACCCATCGACAGCTCGATGATCCGCATGTTGATTGCCTCCTGATCCAGCGAGTGTTGGCCGGCGGCACGGTAGGCGCGCCAGTCGAATGCCAGGAGGATGGCGCCTACTCGTGTCCACTCCCCTGCCGCGATCGCCGCCCAGAGCGGTTCGCAGTCGCGGATTGCCTCGGGGCCAACCAGGTCGGCGATCACCACCAGCGATGGGACCTTCAGCAGCGTGGTTGGCGACTTGAACGTCATTTGCAGCAGCCGACGCTCCAGCACCTGGTACGTGGCGGCGACGTCCTCGCTCAGGTCCAGATCCGCAGCGGCCTGGCTCTGCCGGCGGCGGAACAGGTTGCGGCCGAAGCCGATCCACGTCCGTCCATCACCATCGGTCTTGGGCTGCTCCAGCCGGCGGCCGAAGCACGCCTTCAGCATCTCAACTGCTTTCATCTCGGCCTCGCGGCGGGCTTCCTGGTACTCGGCGTCATCTGCGAAGGGCATTACTTGGTCACCTGCGTGTCGCCCCTGACCTCAGCGGCCAGGCGCCGCGCCATACCGCACGGCACGAGTTCAAGGATGGCCAGCACGCAGGACAGGCTCAGCGGTGCGGCAAGGCCGAACAGGAGCGCCACCAGCGTGCTGACATGGTTGTTCCACCACAGGAAGATCACCGCGAAGGTGACGACCGAGCCCGCCATCTGCGCCACAGCCATCTGGCCCCGGCGCGTCATCGGCAGCCATTCGCCGGGGATAGTGTTTATGCGGATGATCACCACCCAGCCAATCAGCACGCCCAGCACCACCGTCCAGAAGCCCATGGGCGCTGTGGCCGTGAGGCGCTGGACGTAGGCGAACAGCCATTCGATGTCCGTGGAGTGCGCCGACAGCAGCGCGATGGCAGCAAGCACGCCGGCCAGGCTGATGCCGCCGAGCAGGGTCCGACCGTTGCTCGCGCTCATGGGTCAGTTGTCCTGTGCCGCGTAACGCAGATTGCCGGCCACCCGGCGCGTCCATCCGCGCCCGAAGGTGTCGAAGGTTCCCAGCTTGGCGTAGAACTCCAGCCGCTCGGCGTTGAACAGCAGCACCAGGTCGGCCGGGTCCTGCGCAGCCACCGCGGCGAGCGTGCGCGGGCCGATCACCCCGTCGTCGGCCACGCCGGCCGCGCGCTGCAGCCAGCGCACCGCATTGCCGATGCCGTGGTTCACCGCCGCGTCCAACCCTTGGAACGCGAAGGCGCGCGGCAGCCGGTCGCCCTGGACGCGCTGCCAGAAGTCGCGCCGGTAGATCTCCACCGCCTCAGCCCGCGTCAGTGCCCGGATGTTGAGCTTCGGATAAGAGCGCTTGCTGATGCCCCACTGCGTCTCACCACCTGGATCGCGCGGGTCGTTTACGTAGCCGCCCTCATGCGCCAGCACCCGGTTGATGATCTGGTCGAACTGGCTCATAGCGGCTCACTTTTCATGGTGGTAGCAGCGGCCCGATTCGAACGGGCGACCTCCGGGTTATGAGCCCGGCGAGATGCCTCTTCTCCACGCTGCAACAGGTGCCCGCCCCTCGAACCGGCTTTCAGCTCGATGTGGTTGGTCCGGGGGGCTGCGGGCGTAGATGGTCCGATCACCACCGCTGGCTAGGCGCTGGCTGCCTCATGGAGCAGCCGCACACACCGCCCGGTGCGATTGAGCGCCAGGCCCCATCGCCTCACGGCGAATGCGGGGGCTGTTCGGCGCGGTGGTCGATCGGAGTTGGGGTCCCGGAAACGCAGAAGCCCCAGCGCAGGGCCGGGGCTTCAGGGGGAATTATTGACAGTTGCAGAATCAGACCATTTGATGACGTCACTGTCAATACCCTGAGTCTCTATAGATCTCGAATCTGGCTCAAGAGATCCTCGGGATTCGCCCCTACTCCAAGAATCGTTTTGCAGTGCGGGCAGCTGTAGGTAATTCCGCGAATGAATCTTCCTGGCTTCACGGGTACCTCTTTTATTTCGAGTTGCTCAACTGGCTTGGAACACTTAGGACAGTTTCCGGTCATGGGGCGCCTCGACTTGTAGATAGGGGATTCTAAGCAGCGAGCCTTCCACGAAACCAGTCCACCCCCTTCGAGAGCTCGTACCGGTATTGACGAAGGGTCAGCGCGCCACCGTACTTCTCGCCCACCATCCGGGCCTTCACCGCTTGGCTGGCGGACACGGTGAACTCGGTGCGCACGATCAGCTCCCGCAGCGGGTACTGCCTGGCCATCGATGCCAACGCCCGGTCCACCCAACGCAGGTCGTCCGGAATCCCGACATCGACCGCGATCTCTGGGTTGTCGTGCGGGTGGTCGGCATCATTGGACGCCCGGATGGGGTCCACCGCCCAGAGCGGCAGCATGCGCATGCCCTGCACCCCGCTGTTGGCCGCCATGAAGCGGCGGCGCTCGGCGCCATCCCGTGCCACCAGATCCTGCAGGGCACGCTCACGGGTCTGCGGAGCGTGGTCGCGCACCTTGTCCAGGACGTGCACGCTCCGGTCGGCACGGCTCAGGGCAAACCGGTTCACCTGGGCATGGCCCCACCGCCGCAGCTGTTTTGTCAGTTCGTCCTCATGGCGCATCGCGCATCCCCTCAAGTACTTCTTCGTCGAATCGAAACGCCGGCAGGATGCCGTCGGTGTCGCAGGTGCCCTGCCGCTCGGGCCGCCGCTGGCAGTGGTAGGTGCCGTCGGTCTGCTCCCGGAATCGGCAGGCGGCGCACCTGCCGTATCGCCGGAGGTGCGCCCGGTACCGCTTCGCCAGGCGCACGTCGGAGATGCTGCCTAAGGTCAAGCCGCCAGCTCCATGCTGTGCTGCTGGTCCCACCACAGAGCGATCAGCAGTGCGTCAGCGCGATCACTGTCCTTCTTCCGCGCCAGCATCCGAGCGGCAGCCGGGAAACGGGCGATGGCCATCAACCTAGCGGCGTCCTTCTCCTGTTTCAGCAGGCCGAAGTAGCGCTTCCACACCACAGGGGTGACGCGGGTGGCCGGGATGCCCAGCACCTCAAGGATCGCCTGCAGCTTGCCGGCGGTCTGGCCGAACCGGAACGCGCTGGTGCCGCCATCGGTGGGCCGGGCTCCGACCTTCTCGATGCAGGCCGAAACGTAGGCGCCGGGGTGGGCGGCGCGCTGCTCGCGGATGAACACCACCACGGCGCGCGAGTCGATCTCTTCCCAGCCGCCGACATCGACGGTGGGCATGTCGATCATCGGCCCGGGAACGCCGTCTAGGAGGGTAACCACCGCGCCATGCAGGCCGGGGTCGATGCCGAAGGTCAGCCGCAGCGCGCTCATCCTGCCCTCTGGCGCGCGGCCCGGTTCTCGGCATCCTGGGCAATCCAGCCGAGGTCGTGCTGCTCGTGCAGATCCCGCACCAGCTTGGTGTGGCCGGTGTAGGGGTTGGCGCTGCGTGGCTTGCCGCTGCGGCGCGCGGCGCGGCCCTGGTCGTGGGCAACGGCGTATCGCTTTTCTTCGTTCATGCTGCTTCGTCCTTCGGGGCGGTTTGCTGGAGAAGTTGGTCTTGGTATGCCTGCCACGCCTCGGTGCCGCGGCCCATGTCGGGCAGCGCCTCCTGCGTCCAGGTTCGGAACTCCCGGGCCTGCTCTTGGAAGCTGGGCCCGTAGATGGCGTACATCTGCCGGCCGGTCCGGCCCGGCAGCGGGATGCCCTGGTGGTGCCAGTCGCCGAGGGCGACCACAGCGTGCTGGCCGACCTGCTTCTGACCGTGCAGGTCGCCGATGTTCCGGTGGTGGATCCGGGTTGGGCCGCAGCCGATGCCGCGCTGAAGGCCGGCGGCGAAGCGCCAGCGGCAGACCACGCAGCCGAGCGCGCGCGCAGCGTCCTGGTACGACTGCTCTGCCTTGGTGGCAGCCTTGATCGCGCGGCGCATTAGACGCCTGCCCTCAGGTCGCTTTGAAATAGAATCTGCCCATCAAATCCAAGGATCGGCAAATGAAGCAACCATCCATCAGCAGAGACGTCTGGGTGATCGCCGCAATGTGTTTCGGCTATGGCGCGCTCTTCGCGTGGGCTATTACATCCCGCGATAACGGAAGCCCAGCCGCACAAATCGATTGGCCAGCGTGGGTACAGGCTGTCGGCAGCGTTGGGGCAATCCTTGGAGCTATCGGCATTGCTGCCTATGAGCGTTCTGTAGCTAAGGGCGAAGCCGAGCGGCGCGAGCGCTTGGAGAATAATGCGAGGTACACGCGAGCAAACCGCGTCATAAAGCGGTTCAAGAAGATCATAGGCAGGCAGGCATCCCTGACCATTGGGCCATCGGCCGGAGACTTGATCCATCCGATCGAACCCGTCGGCCTGCCGGATGCGATCCTCGATCTGGAGCACGACTGCCATTTGATGGGCCAGGCAGGAGCTGATTGCCTCAATGCCATCCGATGTTTTGAGGAAGCGCAGGAGTTGATTCAGCACTCCATGCTCAGGAAAGTAAAATCCGTTTCGTTCTTTGAGAATATTAGGCTTGCAGATGAGTACTGTGATAATGCCCTCCGAAAGTTCACGGAATACCTCACTCACGCGCGCAACTAGTCCGTTCACGCTGCCCTCCCCTGCTGCCGCCCGTTGACCATCAGCCAGAACTCCGAGCGCACTTCGTCCAGCATCACTTGGGCGTAGTGCTCACCGATCCAAGCGGTGATGCCTTTGAAGAAGGCACCGAAGTCCTCTTCCTCCATGGAATCGAAGGCCAGCGACTGGGCGACCTTGACCGGTATGGTGTGGATCTCCGGCAGCACGCCGGCCAGTACCTTGCGCGCACCGGTGCCCAGCATCGCCTCGCTTGCGTCGAGCACCGCGGCGATCACAGGCGTCGCGTCCACCTCCACCATCTCGCAGCAGATACCGGCCTCCAGCTGCACGCGCTTCAGCGCCGCGTGCGCATCGAGGTCACGGAACGTCTCAACGTTGTCCACCAGGAGGTTGCCGACGGCGTGCGCGAGCCGGTGAAATGCCGCGTTGCGCGATTCCTTGATCTCCAGCCGGTACTCGTGGCCGACCTTGTAGCCGCGCTCCTTCGCCAGCCGGCGATCGATGTCGTGCAGCGGCACGAACGAGCCCAGCTCTTCACCGGTGGCCGGGTCGGCTAGCCGCATGCAGGTGGCGTAGATCGGTCGGCGCGCGCGCTTGGCGCGGATCTTATTGGCTGCGGCAGTCAGGGTCATGCGTCATCTCCTGCGGCCAGGTCACGGCGGGACCGGCGGCGCGGCTTGGGGATCTCGAACTCGTCCTCCGCGCTGCTGGAAGCCACGCCCTTGGTCGAGTAATTCGGCTTGGGCCCGGTGTAGTCGTCGAAGGCGCTGTGCTGCAGGCGGTGCTGCAGGTAGCAGGTGCCGGTCGCACCCTGGCGGTTCTTGGCCACGATCAGCTCGGAGATGCCCGGCGCGCCGCATGCGTCCTTCGAGTAGTAGTCGTCCCGGTACAGGAACGCGATCACGTCGGCGTCCTGCTCGATGGCGCCGGACTCGCGCAGGTCGGCCATGCCGGGGCGCTTGTCGTTGCTCTTCTCCAGACCACGGTTGAGCTGGGAGAGCGCGATCACCGGGCAGTTGAGGTTCTTGGCCAGGCCCTTCAGCTTCCGGGAGATGTAGGACACCTCGGTCGTGCGGTTCTCCGACCTCGCCTGGCCGGTGAGCAGCTGCAGGTAGTCCACGACGATCAGGCCGAGTCCGCCCTGCACCTTGGCGTGCATGCGGGCCGCGCGGGCAGACAGCGCGTCTACCGACAGCGACCCGCAGTCGTCGATCGCCAGCGGCAGCGTGTGCAGGTAGTTGCGCGCCAAGGACAGCCGGGTCCAGTCGTCATCGGTGAGCGCGCCCTTCTCGCGCATCCGGCTCAGGTCGACGCTGGCGTGCGCGGCCATCAGGCGCATGCTCAGCTGGCTGGCCGACATCTCCAGGCTGAAGAAGGCCACGTTCTTGCCGCCGGCAGCCGCGTCCTCCGCCCAGTTCAGCGCGTGCGCGGTCTTGCCCATCGAGGGGCGCGCGCCGAGCACCATCAGGTCGGTTGGCTCCAGCCCCGGGATCTTCCGCCGCACGCTGCTCCAGCGCGGCGCCAGGCCGAGATGGCCATCGCCGTGATACCGCGATTCCATTTCCTCCCACGCCCGTTGCACGCCGCTGCGCACCAGGATCAGCCCGCCGTTGCCGCTGGAGCGCACGGTCAGGCTGGCCAGCTTGCCGGCAGCCGCCGACACGACCTCTTCGGCCTCGTCATCGCTGGCGCTGTAGGCGCTGTCGGAGATCTCGGTGCTGGTGGCAACCAGCTGCCGCAGCAGGGCCTTGTTGCGCACGATGTCCGCATAGGCGCGCACGTTCGCCGCCGAGGGCGTGCTGCCGGCCAGTTCGTAGACCTCGCTGATCAGGTCCTGGGCGCCCACCTCGACGTTGGCGGTCAGCCAGTCGCCGACGGTGATCACGTCGACCTCGCGTTTGAGGTCCGCGACCGCGCAGATCCCCTGATAGATCACCTGGTGACCGCGGCGGTAGAAGTCCTCTGGAGCCAGCGTGTCACGCACCAGCGTGAGCGATTCGCTCACCAGCAGCAGCGCGCCCAGCACCGACTGCTCCGCCGGCACCGAATGCGGCGGCGTGCGCAGCTGGGCGACGTTGTCGAAGTACTCCGGCGCCGCGCTCATGCCGCTTCCTGCCCGCGCTGCTGATCGGCCTGCTCGGCCTGCTCGGCCTGCTCCCGCGCACGCTCGGCGTCGCGCTCCCGCTTGACCTGGACGCCGGAGGTCGTCAGCTCGCAGCCGCCGCCATCTGGGCACCACCAGAGCTTGAACCAGTTCCGGCGCACGGCATCGCGGAAGTGGGCCCGCCAGTCCTTCTGCAGCCGGCCGCTGTCCCGGTGCCGCAGGGCGAACTCACGCCAGGCCAGCGCGATGAACTCCCTCGGGATCCCAGCGTCCTCGGCGAAGTCGAAGATCGGGTCGTCAGCACGGACCGCACGCTCCCCGGCTTCGCGGCAGGCCTCGACGAAGGCCGGGAAGGTGATCTTCTCCCGCTTGGAACGGACCGGCTTCTTCCCCTCGGCGTCAGCCGGGGGGTTAGGGGGGAGCTTTTCTGCTTTTAGAGACGGAGACGGAGACGGAGACGGAGACGGAGACGGAGACGGAGACGGAGACGGGGCACTGCTAGACTCTGCTAGTGGCACCTTTTGACCTGCTACTGGCACTCCGGAGGACTGCTCGGCCGGTGCTTGCTGCAGGCTTGCGGCGTATTCGGGCATCAAACGAGCAGCTTCAGCCCGTCCATGCTGTTTGCACAGGGCAGCCCACTTGGCCTTGGTCGAACGTGCTTCGGAGCCTGACGACCACGGCTGATGGTCAGCCCAGTCGTGCAGGCTGTACCCGCCCTCTTCCCCGTCCAGGAAGCCAACCGATGCCAGCTCACGCACGAACGCATCGTTGTCGCCGGCCCAGTCAGCGGCCAGCTCGATGTCTTCAGCCGACATCCCCGACAGATCACCATCGGGCCGGTTGGCCCGTGCCCAGAGGATCAGACACACCAGCGACCAGCCCGCGCTGGCGTCCAGCCGGCGGATCAGCTTCTTCGTCTTGGGGTGGCCAGGCAGGCCCACGCTGAGGCGTGCATCAGTGGTGCTCATGAGACCTCCGACAGCACCAGCAGGCAGCCGGCGATGTGCCAGAGCTGCCTGACGGTCAACATGGCCAGCGCTGTGGCGTTCATGCGCCACCCCGTTCCGAAGCGGCATCGGCGTGCTGGCCCACCTGTGCGATCCATGCCTGGACAGCTGCGCAGGCCCGACCGATGTCGTCGGCTTCGTTCGCGCTGACCTTGCCGTCCGCCAGGGCGTCGGCGATGAGCTGCGAGAGCTCACCCTTCGCGGATGCCGCTGAAAGGAGCGCTCCGATCAGGTTGCCGGACTTGGGAGCGTCGACCCGCTGCACGACGAAGCCGTGCTCGGCTGCCATGGCATGCAGGATGCGATAGTCGCCGGTCTTGCCCATCAGCGCATCGGCTTCCTGCAGGCTGAGAAGGTTCCGGTCGTTGTTCGGTTTGACCTTGCCGCGCAGGGTTGCGCTGGACATGCCCATGCGCTGGGCGAGCGGCTCGCTGCCGCCGGGGTATTCGTGGACGGTGTCGTAAGCGGCGTCAGTGACATTCATGGGCGGGGAACTCGATTGGAGACGGGGCGGTGATGGCGGCGCACCATGAGCGCCATGGACAACATCAACTCAGGGAATGAAGGCGCCGCCCTCCAAGCGGTAAGCTGCGGTCACCACACGCACAGCCCGCTTGGAGGACGACATGAACAAAGAAACGGAAGAAATGACGCTGGCACCAGTGGCCGGCTGGGACAGTGGCGTCTCGACGCAACTCGGAATTGGGTTCTTCACGTTGAAGTACCTCGTGAGTCCGACGGAGAGAGTTGCGCAAGCTCACTCCAGTCCCAGGTACGCGTTGACAGCAATTCAACTTCGCGACTTGGCACAGAGAATGCTGACGCTGGCCGAGCATCTGGAGAACAATCCTCCGACCAGCGCCGGCTCTCCACAGCACTGAAGCAGGAGCACCCGGAAGACGGGGGCTGGCGGCGCCACAGCGCGGCCAGCCACTTACGCAGCACGGGGCACCTCGGATTCTTCGCTTGCGGATTCAGCACCAGGCGCGGCATAGCCCGGCGCGAAAACTTCGGGCCGCAGCAACTCAAGGAACTGGCGACGCGCCGACGGGATACCCGTGGCTCGCCATTCACTGACTGACGGCGGACGGATCTGACAGATCCGCGCCACTTCGGTAGTTCCGCCAAGGCGGTCGATGATTTCGGAGTCGGTCGGCTTGTCCATGCCCGCAGATTAGGACTGGCTAATACTCAAGTCAATAGCCAGTCCTAATCAACTAATGGTTAGCCTTGCCTAATGAGCACCCTTTCAGAGCGACTGACAGTCGCAATCGCAGCCGCAGGCATTACCAAGGCCGAACTGGCCCGCCGGGTTGGCGTCAGCGCACCCAGCGTCAACGGCTGGTTCAGCGGTAAGGCAAAGTTCCTGCGCGGAGAGAACCTGCTCTCAGCAGCAAAGGCCCTGGGCGTCGATGAGGCTTGGCTGGCAACTGGCCGGGGGCAGATGCCCGGACTGCAGGATGCGTCGCAGTGGGTCGCACCTGTCTTAGAGACTGAGACCCGACCCGGCTATGTTCGCTTCGACGTTTTCGAAGGGGGTGCTGGCATGGGTGCAGGGATGGTCAATCAAGATTTCCCCGAGGTGGTGCAGACCATCGAGGTAGCTGAGTGGGAGGTGCGTAGGAAACTTGGCTTCCTGCCCCGCCCTGGCCGCATCCAGCTGATCACCGGGCGTGGACCCTCGATGCGACCGAAGCTGGAGGATGGCGACATCATCTGGATCGACACCAGCTGTGATTACTTCGATGGCGATGACTACTACCTGATCAACATCGGCGGCGAGACGCAGATCAAGATGCTGCAACGTCGCGGCGACGGGTTGCACGTTGTCAGCGTGAACCCTGATTTCCCCTCCTATCGCGCGGACGACGGCGAGGTCAGCATCTTGGGCAAGGCACTGATCCACGCAGGGCTCAGGAAGTTCTGAGCGGCTACAGGCACGCCTCAAGGTCTGGGATCGTGTCTGCAGTTCCCCTTGGACCATGCAGCGTCACGACGCCATCAGCGCGTGCTTTGACAACGCCGTGGATGCCGCCGAACCCATCCGTGAGCATGACCGACTGGTCGCTGCCGTCTGGAAGTATCTGTATCGAACGCCAGGTCTGCTGCAGCTTCGGTGCGACGCAGCTGACATAGGCTACAGGCTTGGCGGATGTCTTCCCTGACCAACGCGGCGCGCCTTCTTGAACGCCCTGGTACGTTGCGCAGCCCGCGAGATAGAGCGCCAAGGCGCCGCAGGTCAGAACCTTCAGACCGCAAGCCGTCATCGTGGACCATCCCCTTCACGTGCCTGGCGCATGGCGTCTCGGATGGTGCCTAACGTAGGTTCGATCCGCTCTCTTTCATCTACATACGGTGCAGGCGGGCGCGGCTCGTAGGCCGGCACGACCGGGACTGCCGATACGGTCGTGCGGGCTGCAAGATCGTTGGCTCGCCTCAGTTCCGCAAGGATCTGCCGCAGCAGAGGCTTCGTTCCAAAAATGGCGAAGGGGACCAGCACCCACAGCACTGTAAGCACTACGGAGAAAACAAGTACCGCCAGCACCACCAGTGCGCTCGCACCTCCCAGCATCGAATCCATGAACCTCTCCTTTGTTCCATCAATTATGGGAGCACCGCCTCGGCGTGGTGAGCCTCGGTCAGCATCTCCGCCTCTCGACGAACCATATCACCGGCCAGCGTGCGCAACAGCCCGCCGAAGGCCGCACCGGCGCGGGCCAAAGAAAATAATTAGCCTCTCCTATTGACATGAGAATTAGCCACTCCTAATCTAGCCCCGTTGGTCAGCTATCCCCGCTGGCCTGTCGGAGCCCGACATGGACCGCACCGCCCAAAACCCGATTACTGCCCTGCTGCCCCGCTCGATCACGAAATCGGGCTGGCAGGGTCTGCGTGCCGACCTGCGCTGCAGCGGTGAATCCCGCCAGGAGCGCGACCTTCCGCAGCATCCGGCCAACGCGCTGATCAGCTGCCCGGCCTGCGACGGCTATGGGTCCATCGGCTTCAACGCCAGCTGGCAGCGCGCGACCACCGACGCCTCGCCCTCCCCCTGCTACGACTGCAAAGGCATCGGCGTAATCCAGGACGGCGAGGTTGACGTGCTGGTGCTGATGCACGGCCAGCGCTGGGCGATGCGCTTCCCCACCCTGCGTGCTCGGCACGCCCCCCGTTATCGCGCGCTGCGCACAACCGCCATGCAGCCCTGCTATGGCCTGAAGGTGGCCGAGCTGCGCGCCGGCCAGACGCAGCACCCGATCAATCACTCCCTGAGGACCGCCGCATGAGCGCCAGCATTCTGCCGTTCCGCCGCACCGTGCGCGTCGATCGCGCCGATGGTGTATTCGCCGCCGTGAACATCATGGCTCGCCGCATGGGCCTGCCTGGTCATGCCGCCATGGATGCCGCCATCAAGGCCAAGCAGCAGGTGCTGGCCGGCAAGAAGAGCGGCGCCCGCATCTTCGCCGAGACCAAGGCTGCTGTGTCGCTGGCCATCTCCCAGCAGGGAGGCGCCTGCGCATGACCGCCTTCGAACAGAAGCTGGCTAAGGCCACCGGTGAGATGTCCCGCGAGTTCTTCGCGTGGGGTGGCCTGGCAGGCCTGCTCGTCGGCGTCGTGTCCACGGTGGTGGTACAGGCGGTGTTTTCGTGAGCCGCGCGTGCTTCTGCGGCGTGCTGACGCTGCTGGCCTTGGGCCTGGCCATCGGCCTGACCACCGCGCTCGTGGTCTGCAACCTGGACCTGCCCCTGATCTGGTTCCCCTTCGGCGCGCTGCTGATCTGGCTGCTCTGGGGAACCTTCGGCGCTTGGCGCCACTTCACCGCACTGCTGGCCCCTTCCACGAATCCTGCCGCGCCTCTGCCGGCGGACGACCTGCAGTAAGCCCCGCCGACGCTGTCGGCAATACCGACGAGGTCCACATGTTCAACCTGGCAAAGAACCCTGCCGACATCACCAACCTCAACGTGCGCATCGAGAAGCACGGTGATGAGCGTGCGCTGGCGGTGGATATCACCTTCGTGACCAGCACCAGCAACACGGCGCTGGACCACTTCGACAAGGAACTGCGGAAGTCGCTGTTCCGCAAGCCGGCGCGCGGCGAGCAGCAGTCGCTTCCGACCATCGGCGACCACCTGACCGAGATCAAGATCCCGAGCCTGGAGCCCCTGAAGGTCGGCCACCAGTTCAAGGGCTTCGAACTGCAGATCGACGGCGAGCTGGAAAACACGCAGCCCATCTTTCTGGTCGACGTGACCCTGAAGAAGTTCGTGATCACCCCGAAGGAAGGCGGCAGCGTCGAACTGCAGTTCAAGGCCTCGGCCAACGTGGATCCGGACGAAGTGGCCGAGCTGACCGAAGCGCTGATCCGCGAAAGCGTGGTGCTGACGCTCTCCCCCGGCAAGGTCGAAGAAGAAGAGCAGAAGCCCGACCTCGCTGCCTGATCCCCCTGCCCCGCGCTTCCCCCTGTAGCGCGGGGCGCCTGCCGCCGGCCAGGAGCTGTACGCCGGCATCCATCATCCACCGCCCTGGAGCTTCCCATGCCTCTCATCAAGATGCAGGACGTCGAGTCCTCGCAGATCCACAGCATCGGCCACGACCCGGAAACGAACACGCTGGCCATCCGCTTCACCAAGGGATACGGCGCCAACCGCGGCCCCGGCTCGCTGTACCACTACAGCAACTTCACCGCCGCCGACTTCGAGGCCTTCAAGGGTGCCGAGTCGCTGGGCAAGCACTTCGGCGGCTACATCAAGGCGTTCCCGGCCAAGTACCCGTATCACAAAGTCGCCGAGCAGCAGGCGGCCTGATCCCAAACCGGAGGCTACAGCGGCAATGCCGCCTCATACCTCGCCGGACGACGTAACCGGCATCCATCCGCATGCGGCCGTCGATAGGTGGCCAGTCCTACGCCAGAGAGGCTTGTTTGACGGGGCAACGGCCGCAGCCGGATGGATCAACGCATCACCCACCCACCATGCCGGCGCCGCCGGCCGGAGCATTCAATGAACAACATGGTAGCCACGAAGCCGCGCGGCGGTGACCTGGTGACTTCGGAACAGGCCGAGGCCATCCGCACTGCGCTGAAGACCAGCCTGTACCCGGGCGCCACCGACGAATCCGTCGACATGGTGCTGGCGTACTGCAAGGCCGGCGGCTTGGACCCGATGACCAAGCCGGTGCACGTCGTGCCGATGTGGGTCCCCGAGAAGAAGCAGGGCAACCGCGTCATCAGCCCCGCTGGCATGCGGGACGTGATCATGCCCGGCATCGAGCTGTACCGCACGAAGGCGCATCGCACTGGCGAGTATGCCGGGCAGGATGAGGCGACCTTCGGGCCGACCGTCGAAGAAGTCCTGGGCGGTGTCTCCGTCCGCTACCCCGAGTGGTGCAGCGTCGCGGTCTATCGCCTGGTCAACGGCAACCCGGTTCGCTACTCGGCCAAGGCCTACTGGCTGGAAAGCTACGCCACGCAGAAGCGCGACAGCGATGCGCCCAACGCGATGTGGAAGAAGCGCCCGTTCGGCCAGCTGGAGAAGTGCGCGGAGGCGCTGGCGCTGCGCAAGGCCTTCCCGGAAGCCGTGGGTGCGCAGCCGACTGCAGAGGAAATGGAAGGTCGTGTCATCGAGGGCGAAGCCTCGTCGGTCCGCCAGGAACCCCAGCAGAAGCTGGAGCGGGAACTGCCGGCCTATCCAGCTGACAAGTTCAAGGAAAACCTTGCTGCCTGGGGTGCGCTGATCAGCAGCGGAAAGAAGACGGCCAGCCAGATCATCAACATGGTGAAGACGAAAGGCTCGCTGACCGAGGAACAGATGATCGCCATCGAGGACTTCGAGCAGGTCGACGACGTTTCGGGTAGCGACGCCGGCACCGAATCCACCAGCACCAGCACCGACAACGGCCCCATCGATTGGGATGAGCCGGCCGCAGGAGCCAAAGCATGAAGACCGTCGACCTGATTCAGGGCACAGCCGCGTGGCATGCCCACCGCGCCCAGCACCACAACGCCAGCGATGCGCCGGCCATGCTCGGGGCTTCGACCAATCACACGCGCAGCGATCTGATTCGCGAGCTGGCAGCAGGCGTGCCGCGCGAGTTCAGTGACTTCGTGCAGGACCGCGTGATCGATCCGGGCCACGAATACGAGGCGCAGGCGCGCGCCGTCGCAGAAGGACTGATCGGCCAGGACCTCTACCCGGTAACGGGCGTCAGCGGCAAGTTCTCCGCCAGTTTCGACGGCCTGACCCTGATGGAAGACATCGCGTGGGAGCACAAGCGCCTGAACGAGGTGCTGCGTGATGCCATGTTAGACGGCTGCACCGGCTTGGACCTGCCGCTGATGTACCAGGTGCAGCTTGAGCATCAGGCCATGGTGTCGGGCTGCGAGTCGGTGTTCTTCATGGCGTCCGAATGGAGCCAGGCGCGTAGCGGCGAGTGGAAGATGGTGGAAGAGCGCCACTGCTGGTACGCCCCGAACATGGAGCTGCGCGCGCGCATCGTGGCCGGCTGGGCCCAGCTGGAAGCGGACGTGGCCGCGTACCAGCCGGAGGCCGCCTCTCAGCCCGCCGCTGCCGGCCGTGCACCGGACCAGATGCCGGCGCTGCTTATCGAGGTCACCGGACAGGTCACCGCGTCCAACCTCGCCGCGTGGAAGGATCAGGCCATCGCCGTCTTCCAGGGCATCAGCACCGAACTGAGTACGGATCAGGACTTCGCCGATGCCGAGAAGACGGTGAAGTGGTGCGGCGACATCGAGGACCAACTGAAGGGTGCCAAGCAGCACGCCCTCAGCCAGACGGCCAGTATCGACGAACTGTTCCGCACGATCGACGCCATCAGCGAAGAGGCCCGCGCCACCCGGCTGCGCCTGGACAAGCTGGTCAAGGCGCGGAAGGAAGAGCGCCGCAGCGAGATCGGCAACGATGCCCGCCGCGCGGTGCAGCAGCACATCCTCGGCATCAACGAGACGCTGGGCGAGCACGGTCTGCCGATGCCGTCGACGCTGATCCCGGATATCCAGGCGGCGATGAAGGGGAAGAAATCCTTCAGCAGCATGCAGGAGGCCGTCAGCTCGGTGGTGGCCAACGCCAAGATCACCGCCAGCCAGACCGCCGACCGCGTCCGCGCCAACATGGCGGTGCTGGCTGAACATCCGGAGCACGCCACCCTGTTCGCCGACCGCGTGCGGCTGGTTGCCGAGAAGGCGACGGACGATCTGCGCAACCTGGTGTCGGCCCGCATCAACGAGCACGAGCAGCGCGAAGAGAAGCGCCGGGAAGATGAGCGCGCCAAGATGCGCCAGGAAGAAGAAGCCAAGGCCCGTAAGAAGCTGGCCGATGAGGAAGCTGCCCGGGTCGCTGCTGCCGATGCCGCTGCCGCCGCCGCTTCTCCACCTGCGCCGGAGCCGACGCCCGAACCTGTGGCCGCGTCACAGCCCACGCCCGCGCCGGCAGTGCGCAGCGTGCCCTCCAGCCCCGCGCCGCGGCCGGCAGCTGCTGCAGCTCCGCGCGAGGTGGAGAAGATCAAGCTGGGCGACATCAACTCGATCATCCATCCGATGTCCGTATCGGCAGACGGCCTGGCACTGCTCGGCTTCAAGCCGCTCAATACCACCGGCGCGGCGAAGCTGTACGACGCAGCGACCTTCGAAGCGATGTGCCAGGCCATGGTGGCGCGCCTGCAGGACGTCTCCCGCAGCTACCCGAAGGCAGCCTGATGAACCTCTGGCGCACGACCGAGGTTCGGGCCCTGCGCCAGATGGCTGGCAGTGACGCGATGACCGTCGCTGCGGCCTTGGGCCGGACCCCGCGCGCAGTCCAGGACATGGCACGCCGCCAAGGCGCACCGGTACCGCGTCAGCAGCATGTCCTGTACTGGCCCACCGCCACGAAGCGCCGCGCCCGCGCCATGCGGGCCAGTGGCCACACCGTCAACCAGATCAGCGCTGCGCTGGGTGTTCCGTTCGGGACCGTGCGCCGCTGGGTATACGAAGGAGCAGCAGCATGAGCACCTGGAAGACCATCTCCAGCGCCCCTCTGGACCAGGTCGTCATGACGAAGATTGACGACGTCGACGGGTGCCGCAATGAGCAGAAACTGATCCAGACGCAGCGAGATCCTGGCTGCCGTCGGATGTGGTGGTTCCCGGACATGAGCATGTACGTCTACTACCAGCCGACGCACTGGCGCCCGGTGGGAGAAGGCGCATGATCGCCCGCCACGCCACCCGCCGCGCACCGAAGGCGACACTCGGCTTCGCCTGGGGCCGCTTCCCGACCGAGGACGGCTCGGTCATCACCTACCGCCTGTACCGCCGTGACCATCGCCGTGCGGTGCACATGCACGTCGTCAGCTTCTTCGTCCACGACGAAGCACGCACGGCTGCCGCGATCCTGCGGCGCGCGCGCAAGTTCCTACGAGACAAAGTGGACGAGATCGATTTGGCTGCGATGGGAATCGCCGCATGATCCACGGACTCTCACCAGTCAGTCGGCGGCAAGTCTGGCCGCACTTCGCTTGCCCAATTGGCGGTGACGATTCGCCCGTCTTTCAGCTTCTCCAGGAATATCCGGAATGCTCGACTGATCGACCACAAGTCCGCGTCGAGCTGGTCCTTCTCCCAGTGCTCATACCGATTCTGGTCGATTGGGTCGCGAAGGGTATGCCAGCTGCTCAGGACGGACAGCAGCTCGGACGCATCCTCCTTACCGTAGTAGTCCAATTGCATGGCGAATCGCGAAAGCATGGGCAAAGGATCCTTGGGCACTTCGCGCTGCAGCCAGGTCGCAATTGCCCAACGGTCCGTGTTGGACAGCTTTTCCTCAAGCTCATACACGATTCGATTGATCTCAGATCCCAGCATGAAAATCTCATGATCGAGAACGATGGCCATGGCCACGCCCCGGTCATGTTCTGCGCGGAGACGCTGTTCACGATCTTCATTGCGCATCCGCTGCGCTTCTTCAATTGCAGTCCGGCTGCTATTCATCGCAACGATCACCGCCCAAATGGTGCCGCCAGCCGCGAGCGCACCAACGATGACGGCAGCCCAGTCCGCCCAGTTTCCGACATCCGCCGCAAGCGGACAGAACTCGATTGCCATAAACCCTCCCTGTTGGAGCCGATTCTGCCATGAACTACATCCATCCCAACGACCGCATCTATGCGCTGGAGCGCGCGGTGCGCCTGGCCGAGCAGCAGGGCGAGGACCGCAAGGTGCAGGCAGACCTGCGCGAGATCCTGGCCGAAGCCCGGCGGGACGCCCGCTGATGAGCACCCTCGTGCTGGCACCGGCGCAGGACCGCGCACCGACGCGCATGCGGCAGCCGACCAAGGCAGCCCTGCGGCAGTGGCTGGTCCAGGCAACGGACCGTATCGAGCAGCTGCAGGCGGAAGTCGCCGAGCTGCGTGCCGACGGCGCGCTCACGGGGCTCGACCGTGAAGAAGCCATTGAACACCTCATCGGCTCCGCAATAAACCTGGGCTACTACCAGACGTTGCGCAGCAGCCCCGAAGAAACCATCGATTTTTGGCGCGCGGAGGTCGAACGCCTTCGCGCTGCCCTGACTGGAGAGACCCATGAGTGACCTGGAACGTTTTGCATTGAAGGCGCTGGTCGCCGCTGGCCACGTCGAGCAGTCGAAGGTCGACGAAGCGATCGCTATCTACGCTGCTGCTGGCACGCAGCAGGATGGCGAGGTGCAGGGGGATGGGTTGCCTGCCAAGGACGCGACCACTTCGAACACGGCGCAGGGTCTTTACCGAAAGTTTGAAGTGAGCCGCACTGACGGAAGCGACAAGCCCGGCGGCAAGCACCATGGCTGCGAATACTTCGTGCTGGATATGACACATGATCCGCATGCGAAGGCGGCGGCCAACGCGTATGCCGACAGTGTCCATACGACGCACCCGCAGCTTGCTGCTGGGATGCGCGAGCGTTACGCCCTCGCCGCCCGCCTGCCGGTGGGGGATGTGCCGAGCAACCCTCTGCTGGCGGTCGCACGCCGCAACATCCGGCAGTTCCTGGCCAAAGCGTCATTCTCGAGCTCGGTGGACCGCTGGTCGGCAGGCCAGTGCGTGGACGTCCTGGAAGCGGCCATCGACACACCGCCCGCGCAGGCCGTGGACCTGGGGCAGTTGCCCTACGGCATCCGCCTGATCAAGATATCGGCCCGGAACAGCCTCGACCCCATCGACGTGTTTGTGCAGGACTATGAGCTTGGGCGTGGCCGCATTGTGGTCACCTGCTACGGGCAGGCATGGTGCGGATTCTGGGGCGCAATGGGCGACCGCACCGTGATGCAGTTCGTAGCCTCCTGCAATGCCGACTACGTCGCCGGGAACATGCTGAGCGGACGCCACGAGTTCACGTCGGATGACGAGCGCACCTATGTCGTGCGCATCGCCACCGAGGTCATCACCGAGTTCCGCGCCCTGATCGACGGCAAGGCGGCGCCCAATGGCTGACCCTTACCGCGAGTTCCTGGAGAGCAAGATCCGCGTTGCCCCGTCGATGGGCTTCGACGTGTCGCCTCAGGACGTGCACCCGATCCTCAAGCCGCACCAGCGCGACAGCGTCGTTTGGGCCTGTGCCGGCGGCCGCCGCGCGCTCTTCCAGCGCTTTGGCCTCGGCAAGAGCGTGCAGCAGCTCGAAATCTGCAGGCTGGCCCGCCAGCATGCCGGCGGCGCAGCCCTCATCGTCATCCCGCTCGGCGTGCGCCAAGAGTTCCGCCGCGACGCGGAGATGCTGGGCATGGCCACCCGCTTTGTGCGGACCGACGCCGAGGTGGATCCGTGCTTCGACGGCGTGCACCTGACGAACTACGAGTCGGTGCGGGACGGCAAGCTGGATCCGAACCTGTTCACGGTCGCCTGCCTCGATGAGGCGTCTGTGCTGCGCAGCTTCGGTTCGAAGACCTACCAACAGTTCCTGACACTGTTCGACCAGGTCCAGTACCGCTACGTGGCCACCGCCACCCCGAGCCCCAACCGCTACAAGGAGTTGATCCACTACGCCGGCTTCCTCGGCGTCATGGACACGGGCCAGGCCCTTACCCGCTGGTTCAAGCGCGACAGCACCAAGGCCAACAACCTGACCCTGTACCCGCACAAGGAGCGTGAGTTCTGGCTGTGGGTGGCCAGCTGGGCCCTGTTCCTGCAGAAGCCATCAGACCTCGGCTACAGCGACGAAGGCTACGACCTGCCGGAGCTCACGGTGCACTACCACGAGGTGCCGGTGGACCACGGCAGCGCCGGGGTGGAACGGGATGGCCAGGCGAAGATGTTCCGCGACGCAGCCTTGGGCCTGCAGGACGCCGCGCGCGAGAAGCGCGACACCCTGGCCGCGCGCGTGGCAGCCGTGCAGCAGATTGTCGGCGGCCGGCCTGATGACCACTGGCTGATCTGGCATGACTTGGAAGCCGAGCGGCACGCCCTTCAGGCGTCGGTGCCCGAGGCAGTGAGCATCTATGGCGATCAGGATCTGGACGAGCGTGAGGCGGCCGTAGTGGCCTTCAGCGAGGGGGACGTCCGGATCCTCTCGGCCAAGCCGGTGATCGCCGGCAGCGGCTGCAACTTCCAGCGGCACTGCCACCTGGCGGTCTATGCCGGCATCGGCTTCAAGTTCAACGACTTCATTCAATCCATCCACCGCATCCAGCGGTTCCAGCAGCAGCACCCGGTGGAGGTGTGGATCGTGCACGCCGAGAGCGAGCGCGAAGTGCTGGCCAGCCTGCAGGCGAAGTGGAAGCGACACGAGGAGATGGTAGAGAAAATGAGCGAGATCATCAGGGAATTTGGCCTGAGCAAGGCCTCCATGGCGCAGGTGCTGACCCGGTCCATTGGCGTGGAGCGCATCGAGGCCGCCGGCGACGGCTGGCTGGTCGCCAACAACGACTGCGTCCAGGAAGCGCGCGGCATGGAAGAGAACAGCGTGGACCTAATCGTGACCTCGATCCCGTTTGCCAACCACTACGAGTACAGCCCCAGCTACAACGACTTCGGCCACACCGACGACAACGCGCACTTCTGGTCGCAGATGGACCACCTGTCCAAGGAGCTGCTGCGGGTGCTGAAGCCTGGCCGCATCGCCGCGATACACGTGAAGGACCGGATCCAGTTCGGCAACGTGACCGGCGCCGGCGTTCCGACCGTGAGCCCCTTCCACGCTGAGGCCATCTTCCACTACCGCTCGCACGGCTTCGACTACATGGGCCTCATCACGGTGGTGACCGACGTGGTGCGCGAGAACAACCAGACCTACCGCCTGGGCTGGTCGGAGCAGTGCAAGGACGGAACCAAGATGGGCGTGGGTTCGCCGGAATACATCGTGCTGCTGCACAAGCCGCAGACTGATCGATCGAAGGGCTATGCCGATGAGCCGGTCCGGAAGGAGAAGTCCGACTACACCCGCGCGCACTGGCAGGTGGACGCGCATGCGTTCTGGCGCTCGAGCGGCAACCGTCTGCTGACCGCGGACGAGCTGGGGCAGCTGGGCCCGGACAAGCTGGCAAAGCTGTTCACCCAGCACAGCCTGCAGCAGGTCTACGACTACGAGGCCCATGTGCGCATCGGCGAGCACCTGGAGGCGCGCGGCGCCCTGCCCTCGACCTTCATGTCCCTGGCGCCCGGCAGCCACGACCCGGATGTGTGGCACGACGTGAACCGCATGCTGACCCTCAATGGCGAGCAGACCAAGCGCGGGCTGGAAAACCACATCTGCCCGCTGCAGTTCGACATCGTGGACCGCCTGATCGAGCGCTACAGCAACAAGGGTGACCTGGTGTTCGACCCGTTCGGCGGTCTGTTCACCGTGCCGTATCGGGCCCTGAAGAAGCACCGTCGGGGCCGCGCGGCGGAGCTGTCGGCGAGCTACTTCCTCGACGGGGTGAAGTACCTGCAGGCCGCTGAGCGTGAGATGGCCATGCCGGATCTGTTCGCAGATCTCGATGACGGCTTGAAGGCAGCAGCATGAGCGCGCAGCAGCACAAGCACACCGCGCGCGTGCTGCTGCAAGAGGCCCGCGTCCGTCGGGGCACGCCGTTCTCCGACGTGCTGCTCCGCTGGGCGGGGACTGCGCGGCGACGGGCGGAAGCCGCAGCCACGGCAGCAGCATCGATTCTGGCCGACCCTGCGCAGCAGGATCTATTCCACAGCCCCACACCAGTCAGCCGCGACCGAGCGGCGAAGGAGACAAGATGAGCGACAACGTACATCCCATCGCCCCGCGCCGGCTGCTCCGCCGGGCGGAGGTTCTGGACCGGGTCGGCATGGCCAAGTCGACCCTGTATTCGCGCATTTCGGCCGGAACGTTCCCGAAGCCGGTCGCCCTGGGGGCATCAGTTCGCTGGGTCGAATCGGAGGTCGAGGCGTGGATTTCGGCGCTGGTATCGGCACGGGACGTTGCCGCTGAAACCGGGGGTACGGCAGGGGGTACCGATGGCCCTGGCCAGACCCCGCCCCTTGCGGCATAA